ATAAAAAACAATGATATCGAATCATTGTTTTTTAGCGAGCTTATATCCCCATAAATAAATTTAGGGGCTTTACGCTCGCATTTGGTAAGCGGAAATTGTGGAATGATAAAAAAGAAAGATGTTTTTAGTATAGAAATAGAATATCCATATCAAACATTGATAAAGAAAGATAAAAAATATTCAGTTGTAGCAATTTATTATAAAGGTAAAAATCTAGAAAAAGACTCAATAACTTTAGATAGAAGAAACAGCCTTATAGAAGCATGCGAAGTGTTTGAACAAATCAAAAAAGAAATGGAAGAATATTTCACTAGCGAACAATAAAACGTACGATAAACGATAAAGTTAAAAATGGAAAGTAGGTGGAAAGTAAATGGAAAGCTTTAGCCATAATTTAAGGTACTATCGAGAAAAAGCAGGATATTCATCTAATGAATTAGCCGAGTTGTTGAATATTCCATATACAACATTTAAGGGGTATGAAAATGTTGGACGTGAGCCAAAATACGAAACATTGTGTAGGATTGCCAATATATTAAAAGTGTCTACCGATGAGCTGTTAGGAAATATAGACAGTCTATATGTTTATACCGAAAAAGAAGAGGATATAAACAAAATCACCAAAGGTATGGATTTGTCGGAGATAGACCAGAACTATGAAACATACTCCAATTTATGTGAGTTGCTGGACGATGCTAACAATGCAGGAGAGCTTGTATTAAAACAACAATATTTTGATACTTTTTATGTTGCGGAAATAGATCAGAGTAAAAATAAACTGGTAGGGATTAATAAATATAAAGTTAGTGTAAAAATCGAAAAAGTAGAATAGAAGGCAAGTAAAAATGAAAGGTTGGGAAGATGTAACAGAAGAACAACTATCAAAGTTGGGCATTAAATATACTGCCAAAACGCATAAGAAGCCCATAGCAAAGAAAAAAATAGACATAGATACAAATAGACCTAAAAACAAATATAACGCTGTTAAAACGGAAATAAACGGAGTTACGTTTGACAGCAAAAAAGAAGCTGACTATTATTCTGAACTTCTACTCTTAAAAAAAGCAGGTATTGTGGAGTCTTTCGTTATGCAAAAGGATTTCACGTTGCAAGACGCTTTTACAAGAGAAAATGGAGAACGAATAAAAGCAACTCGCTATAGAGCAGATTTTGTAGTTAGGTATAAAAACGGTATAGAAGAAGTGATTGATGTAAAAGGCATGAAAACTAGAGTTTACATCAACAAGAAAAAACTGCTACTTGAAAAATATCCGAATATCAATTTCAAAGAGGTGTAAAAAATGAAAAATGAATATTTAATAAAACAATTTATGGAAGAAAATGGAATAGAGTTTAATGAACCATTTTGGGTTAAATGTAGTAATAACGAAGTTAAGTACAAAATAATAGAAAAAGAAGGAATGTGGGGGACTATACCAAAGATAATTTTTTTTAATAGTAAAGGTGAATGGAAAGAAACGGATTTAAGTTGGTTAATGTTGATTATGTTTTGTGAAGGGTATGAAATTATACCGCTCACACAAAAACCTAAAGATAGGGAAGATTTTTGGTATGTTACTCCAAACGGAAATATTTATGTTGTTCCATACAATTCACAAGATACATCGGACATTGCGTTGTTTTTAATGGGAAACACTAATTAACAAAGGTTTTAAAGAGTGTTGGAGAGTTTTAAAAACGAATGGAACACTTATATTTAAGTGGAGTGAACAACAGATTTCTACAGGTGATGTTTTAAAGATTATTCCTGAAATCCCTATTGTTGGCCAACGTAGAGGAAAGACGATATTTTTAGTGTTTTTTAAATGTTAGGAGCAAATGTTATGAAAGATAAAATAAATCCGCTAACAAATGCGGGAGAATGCAACGATACAACATATAAAAAAGCAGTAGAGAAAAAGAACCGAGAAAGTTTCTTCCATGCGTTTTGCAGAAGAATTTTAAGACTAGCAAATAAACATTTAGAGAAAAGACACAATATAAGAATTATAAAAATAGTGTTTTGGGACATGGAAAATAACACTATAAAAAGTATAAAAAATAACAGGTTTTAGGGGTGTTGTTATGGGATATGTAGCGTCTTTTTTCGCAGGTGTAATTTTAGGACAGTTGGTACTATTAATCTTCATTGGTGCTAATACTAATAAAAGAAAATGGTGAGGTAAAATATATGAAAACTTATTCTGACTATGAGAATTTAACATATGATTATTTGAAAAATTATAACTTTTTTAAGGCTAAATTAAAAAGCTATACAGCTGAATTAAAAGACATGGAAGAACAAATAAGAGCCATAACAGATGCTAAAATAGCTAAATACGATAAAGAAAGCGGAGGATATAGCGAGTTTGAAGGCTTAGAAAGTCAGTATGCTAAAAAAGAAAGGTTATCTCTTAAGAAAATGGAATTGGAGGATAACAAAAACAAAATTTATAAACTTATAACCAAAATTGATATGGCATTAAACGAGTTAGAAGGAATTGATATTGCGATACTTACACAAAAGTATATAAATGGCTACCAATGGCAACAAGTCGCAGAAATAGTTAAATATTCCGCCAGAAATTGCCAACGTAGAGCTAGAACCGCTATAAATAAATTGGCTATAAATATTTTTGGCAGTGAAGCGTGTCAACAGGGGTGCTTGTTCATCTGCTTAAATACTAAGTATAAAAATTAAATTTTGTCGCTTTTTTTGTCGCTTTTAAAACATAAATAAATGATATAATAATAGTATAAAATAATATCAGAAATACAGAGCCATTAGCTTATTGCTAGTGGCTTTTTTATTTAAAAATATCGGTGGTGAGGTGAGTTGGCGTATGATGAAAAAATAAAGAAAATGATACGAAAATCGTATCAAAATGGTATGAGTTTTGGTGAAGTATCTAAGCAGTTCAAAATAGGTATAAGTACTATAAAACGCTGGGCTAGCAAGGAAAAATGGACTCAAAAAAAAGATACCAAAAAGGAAACCAAAACAAAACAAAAAAAGATTGAAACCAGAGGGGCTCCGAACAAGAACGTTAACGCAGTAAAACATGGGCTGTTCGCTAAGTATTTACCAGCGGAAACTTTGGAGCTTGTGGGGGCAATAGAAACCATGTCTCCACTAGATATTTTATGGGAAAACATTTGCCTTAAATATGCAGCAATTATTCGTTCACAGCAAATCATGTATGTTAAAGATAATAATGATGTAACTAAAAGAATAACAGTAGACGGTTCAGAAACAACTGTTTATCAATACACGGAAGCCTACGACAAGCAGGCAACGTTTTTAATGGCTCAATCTAGGGCTATGGGCACGCTTATGAACCTAATTAAGCAATATGAAGAAATGTGTAATTCCGAATTAGCCACCGAAGAACAAAAACTCCGTATTGAAAAACTCAAGAAGGAAATCAACAACGGTGCTGATGATAAAATCACAATCGAGCAAAAAAACAATATCGATATCAATTTATCTGGTATGGATAAGAGCGAGTTGCTAAATCTAACGCATGAGGTATTTAAAAATGGAAAATAAAGAAGTTTTAAAAGAATTATTGCGTAGAAGTTTAGCAAGGCAGACGCTTCTAGGATTTACCTTGTACACGTTCCCGGAATATCAAGCCGGCTGGGTGCATGAGGAAATTTGCCAAAAGTTAGATGATTTTTTGGACAAGGTTAAACGCAAGGAAAGCCCAAGACTAATGCTTACCATGCCACCAAGAAGCGGTAAAACAGAAATAGCATCCAGACGATTTCCTGCATATGTTTTAGGCAGATATCCAGATACTTCAATAATTGCTACGTCTTATTCTTCGGACTTAGCAAGCCGAAACAATAGAGATGTACAAAGGGTAATGGATAACAATTTATATCGCAATTTATTTCCAGATTCTACTCTTAGTGGTAAAAATTCAAACAAAAAAAATCAAACATATTTGAGAAATAGTGATATATTCGAAGTTGTTGGTCATAAAGGTGTATATAAGTCCGCAGGTGTTGGTGCTGGTATCACTGGTATGGGTGGCGATATCTTAATCATAGATGACGTATTCAAAGACCGCCAAGAAGCCGATAGTCCAACGATAAGGGATAAGGTATATAACTGGTATACATCTACGTTATATACTCGTCTTGCTCCTGGTGGTGGCATTTTAATCATAATGACTAGGTGGCACCATGACGACCTATGCGGAAGGCTTTTGGAAAAAGATAAGGATACTAAGAAATGGGAAGTTATAGAATATCCTGCTATAGCTACCCATGATGAGCCACACCGCAAGAAAGGCGAAGCACTTCATCCTGAACGTTATCCATTGGAAGAATTATTGCGTATAAAATCTGATGTTGGTTCTCGCGATTGGGAGGCGTTATACCAACAGCGACCAACAATAGATGGCGGTGCGGTATTTAAAGAAGAGTGGATTAAATACTGGACTACATTACCAAACAGCTTTGATACCATGATAATTAGCTGGGATATGGCATTTAAAGCCACAGATACTACAGATTACGTAGTAGGTCAAGTATGGGTGCGTAAAGGTGCAGATTGCTACCTTATAGACCAAGTTAGAGACCACATGAGTTTTACTGATACAATCCATGAGTTTGTAAAGTTATCCAACAAGCACCCAAGAGTGTTTAAAAAGCTAGTAGAAGATAAAGCCAATGGTCCAGCCGTGATTGATGTACTAAAAAAAGAAATACAAGGCATAGTCCCAATAATTCCAAAAGAAAGTAAAGTAGCTCGTGCTTATGCAGTAACTCCTATGTGGGAAGCTGGTAATGTGTATATACCATCACCACTAATCGCTCCATGGGTCAAGGATTATAAAACGGAGCTTACTAATTTTCCGGTGGTCGCACATGATGACCAAGTGGACGCAACAACACAAGCGTTAAGAGAGTTACAACAACGCAAACCAATGAAAATTAATCCAAGTTTGTTTAGAAGGTAGGTGAGTAATTTTGGGCAGATACAAAAATAGCAGAAATAAACGTTATACAAATAGTAGAATCAGAAAAAATAAAATAAATCCGAATATAATCAATGACTCGTATAAACCACCATTGACAGCTGATGATTACAAGCTACCTGAAACACTTGGAAATCCGCCAAAAGAAGTACAGACGGCACTAGATAAGTGCTTTTCTCCAGTTGGTACGCTCTTAGGTCATGCACTAGAGGGATTAGGTGAAGAAGGTTTACCAGTATTTGCTGGATATGGTGTTTTATCTGCTCTTACACAAAATGGGCTAATCCGTGCAGGTGTAGAAATGCGAGCCAATGAAATGACTCGTAAATGGGGCGAGCTAAAAAGTACAGGCGAAGATGAAAACGAAGTAAATGCTGATGAGCAAAACGACAAGATTAAACAATTAGAAAAAGCGTTAAAGGCATACAAAATAAAAGATGTGTTCAATAAGGCTAGTTCTTTTTGTGGATATTTTGGCGGGTGCTTAGGCTTCATTGATGTAGGGGAAACAACCGAAGGACTCGCAAACCCATTGACATTAAGCCCTAACACGATACCAAAAGGAAGTTTTAAAGGTATCAAATTAATAGAGCCTTATAACATATCTCCGGGACAGTATAACTCTACCAATCCAATGGCAGACGATTATTACAAGCCTAACGTTTGGTATATTCAAGGTATACCAGTTCATTCGAGCCGAGTTCTATATTTTGCAGAGAACGAACTCCCGGTAATGCTAAAACCTGCATATAACTTCTTTGGTTTATCACTATCTCAAAAAGTTTTAGACGCAGTTAGCCATTTCACTGCTAATAGAGAATGTGCATCCAGATTGTTACAAAAATATTCATTAACGATTTTTAAAAGCAATATGGAAAATATTTTATCTGGAGGTTTTGACGCAGAACTGCAAAAACGTATTAGATATTTTGTTCAGCAAAGAGACAATGACGGATGTGCAGTCATAGATAAAAACTCCGAAGATATTGTAGTTATGACTACGACATTAAGCGGTGTTACGGATTTAGTCCGTCAATCAATGGAATATGTAGCCGCCATGTTTAATGAGCCTGTAACTAAGATGTGGGGTATTTCTCCTGCTGGATTTAATACAGGGGACGCAGACCTCAAAAATCACTATGACAATATTGAAAGCTTGCAAGAAAAGATTTTTAGAGAACCATTAAACACAGTTCTTAAAATTTTACAACTCAATGAATTTGGTTCCGTTGACGATAGTATAGTATTTAAATTTGCTCCGCTATCCGAACAGGATAAATCCTTGCAAACCGATAACAATAAAAAAGAAGCCGAGATTGCTAATATGTATGCAGAACTTGGTGTGTTATCGCCAGAAGAAATAAGACAAAAACTAATTGATGACCCAGATAGCGGTTATAACAATTTAGACCCATATATAGAACCAAAACCAGATAATGACCCATTAGAACCATTTGACCCAAGCAAAGACCCAGATGAACCAACCGAAAAGAAAGTTGTTGAAGTAGTATGAGTAATCAACAGACATTCGGACGCAGTAGACCGGATAAAGCCTTTGAGATTAAATACAGACAACAATTACAAGACTTGCTTGATGAAATGCAAAAAGACGTTAAAAAGGAACTGACAGCTTACTTAAAAAGAAATGTAGCTCAAGACGCAGTTAGTGATACATGGGCACAGGTGATGAAATTTCTCCGCCAAAAGTGGTATAAAAAATACGATGAAAAAAGCCGTGAATTTGCTAGATGGATAACAGATAAAACAAGAAAAAGAACTGCTGCACAAGTAATGCGAAAACTTAAACAAATGGGAATGACACTAAAGCCTAGATATTCCAAGCAAGATAAAGAAATGATAAAACAAATTACAGATAATAATGTTGCTCTTATAAAATCTATACCACAACAATATTTATACACGGTACAACAGGCGGTAAACAATGCATTTGTAACAGGATTTGATATGCAGTCCCTAACCGAAGAAATAGATAAAATAATGGAACCATTAGACGCAAAAAGTAATAATAAAACTGCATTACTAGCAAGAGACCAAATAAATAAAACTACACAGCAGTTCGCGATATTTGAAGCTAAAGCAGTAGGAGCAACAAAGGGGCGCTGGATACATGTACCGGGTAAGTACAGTAGTCGTATCACTCATATCAAAATGAATGGCAAGGTCTTTAACTTAGATGATGGCTTGTATGACAGTGATGTTCACAGGAATGTTAAGCCGGGCGAGCTTGTATATTGTAATTGCCAATTCTCTGTATTGATACCAGGATTTGATTAAATGAAAGGTGATGTTTATGCGTAAAAACCCTACACTTTTAAAAGATGAACAAATTAAATGTATAAAAGGATACGATGAATTGTATTCTATAACCACTAAAGGGAGAGTGTGAAGTTGGGGAAATAATAAAAATATTTCTCCCGGATGGATTAAACCGAAAGCAGTTACAGGCGGATATTTGTCTGTAGGGTTATATAAAGGCGGAAAACGTAAAGAGCATAAAGTTCATAGGTTAGTGGCGATAGCTTTTATACCTAACAATGAAGAAAAACCGTATGTAAATCATAAAGATTTTAATGTACAAAATAATAATGTTTACTGTAGAGTTAAAGAAATTGAATTAAATAAAATAAGTGATGTGTCTATTTATTAGTATATGTAGTTAAAGATATATCAAACGACCGTTTACCGATTTAGGTAAGCGGTTTTTTTATACCCATTTTTGAAAGGGGGTGAGAAAAATGAAAGGTAATCTTATTTTTGACGCACAAACAACAGTGCGAACTATTGATGACAATGGGTACTTACATGTAAAGATAACTCCTATCTCTAAAGCCTGTGTAAATCCATATCTAGGAAGTGAAATTCCAGATTATGAAGATTTAGGCTTAGAAGCAGACCGCATATATTATGCACTTAGAGACCCGAAAGAGTTAGAAAAAGCAGTAAAAACCTTTAATGGATTACCGCTGTTAATGGAACATCACGTAATTAACGCAGATGTACAGCCAAAAGAATATGTAGTAGGCAGTACAGGAACAGACGCAGTATTTGAAGCTCCATACTTAAAAAATAGTCTTACTGTAACAGACGCAGAAGCTATAAAGGCTATTGAAGATGGAAGCGCTAAAGAAATATCTTGTGCCTATCGTTTCACACCAAACTTTACGCCGGGTGAGTATGAGATGGACGGGCAGAAAATCCATTACGATTTTGTAATGCGAAATATTTCTGGAAATCATGTTGCGTTGGTCCCAGAAGGTAGAGCTGGGCATGATGTATCTGTTGCAGATAAAAAACCAGATTTTATGAAAAGGAGTGAAGAAAAATTGACTAAAAAACAAATCATTTTAGATTTTAAGAAAAGACGCAATGGTTTAGCCAATGACGCTAACTTAGGTATTGAAGCAAGCGAAGTCTTATCCGCAGGTTTTCAAAAAGCTTTAAATGTAATCGAAGCACAAGTAGAAGGATACGACCCACGTGAAGTCGGCTTAGATATCGATAAGGACGCAACCATTGATGAAATTATTGATAAATTTATGCCGGGATTGGATGAAGAAACAAAAACTACTTACAAAGGTGTTTTAGAAAAATTAAAAGGTGAAACACCAGACGCAGTAGACGCACCTTGTGGCGGTAAAGATGAAGATATGGGAACACCTGAACCAGCTAAAACAATGGAAGGAAATCCTCAACCTACTAAAGATGATGACTGGATTGAGGAAAAAATGAAAGATCCTGTGTTCCGTGAAGCATTTGAAATGGGTATTCGTTATGGCGAAGAACGCGAAAAAGCTAACCCAAAACGAATTGATAGTGAGCATGAAAGCGAAGGCATGAAACGTGCGTTAGGTGAAGATAGCTTTAAAAACTTAAAAGAAAAAATTGTTGCAGACGCAAAAGCAAAAGCTATCGCAGAAACCAAAGAACATTATCGTTCTTTAAATAAAGCTGCTAACAAAGTTAAACCTTTAGTTGGAACTATCACAGATCCACTTGCTTTCGATAGTGCAAATTCTATTTATGCTTTTGCTCTTAGAAGTCTTGGTAAAAATCCAGAGCATTACAATCAACAGGCATATGAAGGCATGGTTGATATGTTATTGGAAAACAGACCAACTTATCCTATGGCGAGTGATGGTGCTTTTTCTGGTAGTAATCTTGATGAGGAAACATCTTCAATTTTTGCAAGATTAGACAATATTGTATAGGGAGTAAAGAAATATGGCAGATTTTCAAAGTGCAGTAAATATATATCCTGCAATTGGTGTACCGGGTGCATTTGCTTCTAACAATCCAGTAGTTAGTACAGCACTTGGTAGAATTGCAAATACAACTTTAACAATCGGTGGTTTTTGTTGGGATGATACAAGTAATCCTGGACAAGTAAAAAATACTGGCAGTGGTAAACCACTTGGATTTGTAGCCAGAGATATTATCTATCCAATTGATACATTAGTAGCATTTACAGAAGATGGAACAGCTGGTAACACTACTAACATGGTACCTATTGGCGGTTCTGTTAACGTACAGGTAGAAGGAGATTTTTATGTTCTTGTAAGTGAAAGTGTAACAGCAGGACAAAAAGTTTTTGCTAGTACTACAGATGGAACAGTTAAAGCCGGTACGGCAGGCAGTACAGTATCGGGAGCAGTAGAAACAGATTGGGCATTTATGCAAGCAGGTGATGAAGGCGACATTGTTGTTATTAGTAATTACGGCGCAACGCCTGCTGTTAGTACCACAGCGGCGGCACAGACTTTAAGCGTGGTTACAGATGTAACGGGGGAGAATGACGAAGTAACGGTTACTAAAAATACTGTCAAAGTTTTAAACAGTTAAGGGTGATTTAAAATGGCTGAAACAAAAACAACTTTTAAGATAAACAATGTAGCAGTTGCTAAAAGTTCTCAAGCTTGTACTGGTAATGCGGCGACAGCTACGAAATTATCTACAGCTAGAAACATTTCCATTGGTACAGGTGCGACAGGAACAGCGACCGCATTTGATGGTAGTGCAGATATTACCATTCCCGTTACTTCGTTAGACGCTGAAAAATTAGTAGGAACAGCGACAATTAATACTACAGGAAACGCTAATACCGCGAATAATGCAACACACGCCACAAATGCGGATAATGCAACGACAGCGGCAAATTGTACTGGAAACGCCGCAACGGCTACAAAGTTAGCTACCGCAAGAACCATAACGCTAAGTGGTACTACGAATGGCAACGCTTCTTTTGATGGAAGTACAAACGTAACCATTACAACAACCGCAGGCGCATAAAGGAGGTAAAAAACATGAATGAACGTCAAGCATTACAGAAAATGCGAGAAAAAGGCTTTATTTTTGATGGAGCCAAAGGCTTAATTACAAGTAAAAATATTGCTAAGTTGGCAAGTGATAGTGCGCTTATTACTCCGCCAAATAGTGGGGTACCAGCAGTATTCACCACTTATATCGACCCAAAAGTAATTGATATTTTAACTGCTCCAACTAATGCAAGAAAAATCTTTGGTGAAACTAAGAAAGGCGATTGGACTTATAGCGGTTCCGTATTCCGTGCTATCGAAGCAACAGGACAAAGTACAGCATATACAGACTTTGGCAATGGTGCTACAGCAGATATAAACGTAACATATCCATACCGTCAAAACTTCTTAGCACAGACTAATATTCGCTATGGTGAACAAGAAATGGCGGTATCTGGTCGAGCTATGATTAATCTTGCAGCAGAAAAACAACGTAGCGCTGCAACTATTATCAACATTGATAGCAACAAATATTATTTATATGGTGTATCTGGTAAAGAGATTTACGGATTACTCAACGAACCAAACTTACCAGATACAATTGCACCATCCACTGTAGATAGTAACATTACTAAATGGGCACAAAAAACTACTCAACAAATCTACGATGATATTCTTCTTTTAGCTTCTGAATTATTTAAAAATAGCCAGGGGCTAGTTGACCAAAGTTCAGATTTAGTATTAGCGGTATGCCCAGCAAGCAATGTATTACTTGGTAAAGCTACAGATTACAACGTAGCTGTTTTAGATATGCTCAATAAGTATTTCCAGAACTTAACTGTAGTTGTTTTACCAGAATTAGCTGCTACTAGCGGTAATGTTGTTATGTTGGCGGCTAGAGAAGTACAAGGAAACCCAGTTGCAGAACTTGGCTTTTCCGAAAAAATGCGTGCTTTACGTGTAGTACCAAAAACTAGCTGGTATGAACAAAAATACGTATTTGGTACTTATGGTGCTATTATCTATAGACCATTCGCAATCGCAACAATGACAGGTGTATAAATCATGAGGGTGGATTACCACCCTTTTTTAATATAAAAATTTAAGGGTGATTAGATGGAATCTACTACAAAAAGAACAAAAACATATAAACCAAAAACTACTAAAAAAACTGTGGCTATCGATAGAACAGTTAAAAATGGTGATGTAATTGGCGGCATTAGTGAAAAACGCGTGAACACAAAACCAATGCAGACAACAGGCGATACTGTTACTGTATGCCTTAACTATCCACGTAATATGAAGTTTTATGTTCCAGATAAGAACGGAAATAAACGTGCCATAGTATTTAATGGCAATGCAACTAATTTAGTAGGTAAAGACCGTGGTATCCTCCCGATTGGTGCTTATGGTGTAACTTTGGGCGTACCTAGGGAAGCTTGGGAATGGATTAAAACACATTACCAAAATATGGAGCTTATTAAGAAGGGACTCTTATTCGTTTCTGAAACTAGAGATGTGAGAAGAGAAGCAGAGGAACGTGTGGATTTAAGACATGGTTTTGAACCGGTAGACCCGAAACAAAAAGAATATAAAGGGTGATGAAATATGGATAACAATGTAGTTGTTTTTAATGCGAGTGATTTTAAAACTCTATATCCCCAATTTAACAACGTTGATGATACTGTTTTAGAAAATTATTTTAATGCAGCTACATTATTGTTAGATAACACACCTAATTCTAAGGTAAAAGATATACAGGAAAGAACCATGTTGCTTTATATGCTAACCTGCCATATTGCTACTCTAAAAAAACGTGGCGATACCATTGTCGGAACTATTACCGCCGCCACTGAAGGAAAAGTAAATGTTTCTGTTACTCCGTTAGTAAATGCTAACTGGTATACGCAGACCTTATGCGGTTCTATGTACTGGCAAGCAACAGCAAAATATCGCCTGGGGGTGAGATATTTTGATTACTGCCGAAGTTAAATTCACAGGTCAAGATAAGCTAAACAAAAAGCTTAAAGAACTAGCAGGCATGAAAGCTAATTTAAAAATTGGATTTTTTCAAAATGCTCGATATCCAGATGGGACGCCTGTTGCTTATGTTGCTTATTTAAATGAAATGGGTATTCATAATCCACGTAGACCATTTCTAAAAAGAACTGCAAGAAAAAACTTGAAAAAATGGGTAAAAGGTATAAAAAGTAGCGTTAAATTTGGCGGGTTTAGTAGAAATAGTGTTTTAAACGCTTATAGAAAAGCTGGTATCGTTGCCGTTGGTGATGTAAAGAAAACAATAAGGTCTTGGGAACCTGGAGGAAACTCACCTAAAACTGTAGCTATGAAAAAGCGTAGAGGTCGTAGTGGTAAAAATACTAAAGCTATTAATCCAGAAACAGTTCTTATTGATAGTGGGCTTATGATATCTTCCGTGAGTTATGAAGTTGAGGGGTGATTAAATGCTTGGTTTAAATTTACATGATGTAGTTAGAGGTATGATTACAGCTGTTCATCCGGATGAGGATTGTATTTTATATCAATCTAATGGGCAAGTAAATAACAAAGGCGAGATTACTCCTGTATACCTAGAACCACAAGATATACAAGCCAATATACAGCCATTAGACGCACAAGCTTTAAAACATTTAGAACGTGTAAATGATACCAAAGCCAGTGAGCAAATATTCGTTTATTCTAATCTGAATATGCCTGTCAACGGCATACAGCGTATGCCTATATTACGAAGTGGAGATTTTATAAAACGACAAGACGGCACATATTGGCTTATTACAAGCGTTATTGAAGATTGGAGCTGGGACGGCTGGTGCAACGCAGGTATTACACAACAGATTGAACCACCAGATTTTACTGCTTCTAGTTGGTATAAAGAGGGTGATTAAATGTTAGGCGCGGTATATGATTTTGTAATGGCTTACGCACCTAATGCAATACAGAATAATATTTTTAGAGGTTGGCAAAATAGAATGGCTTTACCTCAAACGCAGGAATTTATTGTAATTAGTGTTCAGGATACTTTAAGAATTGGAACAAATATAAACAACTATGAAAAATCATTAGACAATAAAATTACAACTAAAACATTGCGCGAATATATAGTGGACGTTGATTTTTGTAATATAAAACAAGAAATTGCACAAAAACAAGCGGCTACTATAGAAAGTATAGGGCGCAGTTATATAGCTGTAGATTTTTTTAATAAATATGATATTGGTTTTAACTATACAGATGATGTCGAGTATTTGCCGTACACTGATGAACAAGACCAATATTTACACAGGTATAGAGTATCTTTACATTTTACAAAGTGGGAAGAAACTACAATACAACAGGATTATTTCAGCAATGTAAAATTACGTGTTGAAAATATAGACGCACATCATAAACCATAAAAAGGGGGATTAATATGTCTATTTCTGCAAGCCAGATTGTTAATGTTGTACCGGGCGTTATTAGCGCGGGTGGTACAGATTTAGAGATTACAGGGCTTTTATTAACAAAAAATTCTTTATGTCCGTTTCCTAATGTGCTAGAGTTTTCAAACTCGGACGCAGTAGGAGTATATTTTGGAACACTTTCCAATGAATATTTAGCGGCTCAGAAATATTTTCTAGGATATGACGGAAGCACTAGAAAACCGAGAAAATTAAGTTTTGCAAAACTTGTAGATGAAGCTATTGCAGGATTTTTAATTGGTGGTTCTGTTGGAACGATAGAAGAAATTAAAACCGTTACAGCAGGAAGTTTTACTATTAATGTAGATGGTAGCCCTGTAAGCGTTACAGACTTAGATTTAAGTACAATCAGTACCCAATCTGATGTTGCAACAGCGTTGACTTCTAAAATAAGCGGAGTATCTATTATTTATAACAGTAATTTAAATGCCTTTGTTATTACCAGTGAAACAACAGGGGCGACAAGTGCTGTAAGTGTCGCAACAGATGGAGCACAAACGCCAGCTAAAATATTAGGATTAACGGCAGATAGTGGAGCAACAGAAAGCAAAGGTAGTCCTGCATTAAACCCAAATGGAAATATGCAGAGCGTTACAAGTGTTTCACAAAGCTGGGTATCTTTCACTACTATGGAAGAACAGGAAGATGACGTTATTGAAGGTTTTGCGCAGTGGGTGAGTGGCACAAATTGTGAATATTTGTATTGCCCTTATACGACAAAAGAAAATAATACAAATCCTAATGCCGGTACTAATCTTCCTAAAACTTTAGCAAATAATAATTATGAAGGTGTATTGCTTACGTTTGGTGGATTAGATTATGCGGTATTTGCATTGAGTATTGGAGCTTGTATTAATTGGGACGCTACAAATGGGCTTATAACATATGCTTTTAAATCACAAACAGGATTAGAACCTAGTGTAACAGATAATATTACTGCAAATAATTTACTGTCATTAAAAATGAATTATTATGGTAAATGGGCGACACGAAATGATGATTTTATTTATTACTATCAGGGTGAAATGATAGGCGGTGATTTTGGTTTTGTAGACGCTTATATCGGCAATTTGTGGTTAAGAAATGCAATTCAAGTTTCCATTATGAACGGATTAGCACAAGTGGTACGAGTTCCGTACAATGACGAAGGCTATACTACTATAAGCGCATGGTGTATAGACCCAATTAATAGAGCCTTGAACAATGGAACTATAGACACCGGAGTTGTTTTATCCGAAAGTCAGAAAGCGGCTCTGATTAGTGAAATAGGCTCTGATGTATCTGACCAGATTATGACAGATGGATATTATTTAACAGTTTCCGACCCGGGAGCACAGGTAAGAGTTGATAGAGATAGTCCTGTAGTTGGTTTATGGTACACGTATGGTGGTAGTGTTCACAGATTAGATGTGCCGGTAAGAGCAATTTTATAAGGAGGACAATATAAATGAACAGAAATATAACTTCTGCAAATTCGATTTCTTATATGACCATAGATGAGCTTTATCCACAGGGGTTTAAATTGGAGCAATTTTCTACGGACGCGGCTATATCACAGGGTGATGACACAATTGCTGAAACTCGTATGGGTGTAGATGGGCACATGGTGGCAGGTTATACGCCTAGTATTAAGACTATTACAATCACGCTTGAACCTTCTAGCCCGTGTATTCCGTACTTTGATAATTTAATTAAAGCTTCCCAGACGAATAAGCGAGTATACTATTGCAACTTAGTGATTAATTTACCGTCTTTACAAAAAACAATTAATTATAATTACGGAGTTTTAAAAACAGGTAAAATTCTTCCAGATATGCAAAAAACGTTAGCACCTATCGCGTATACATTCGATTTTGAAGAAGCTAAATGAGGTATAAAATATGAGGAAAGAAAACATTATAACTATAATTGATGATGAAAAAGAATTAACTTTTAAAGTGAAACAAATGTCTGCTTTAAAACAGGAACGTTGGATTAATAGAGCACTTATTTTATTAACTGGGACAAAATCTTTAGGAAGCATATTAACAGGCTTGAGTTTAGATAACATACAACATAAAATTAAAAACTTTAACTTTGATAGTCTGCTTGATGTACTCGGAAAGCTGGAATATGAAAAGATTGAACCTTTATATAACGAATTGCTTGAATGTTGCTCTTATGTTCCAAATCCAAATAATTTAAACTTTGCGACACAATTAAATACAAGTAATGTAGACAGCATTATTGCAGATGTAAAAACGTTGTATAAGTTACGCATGGAAGCATTAAAAATTAATTTTGCTTTTTTCGGACAAGGGGCGAAATCCCCGAGCCGAAAGAAAGCGGACGTTGTAATTACGAAACGTATGTAAATATTAGTGTTAAGGTTGGAGTGGTATTATCTAAACATCTTGCAACACTATACGAATTAGAAACCATTTATTCCTATGAAGATTTATTAAATCTTTACGAAATAGTTACGATAAACGCAATTAATGAGGAAATAGCACTAGAGGAGGTGAAGCATAAATAATGGCAGATACAGTAGGTGAATTTCTAATAAAACTTGGTTTGGATGCCAACGGATTAGATAAACAATTAAATTCAGTAGTCGGAAATGTAAAAAGTGGATTAAGTAATCTCATGAGCGGTGTTGTTGGACCTGCACTTGCTGGACTTGCTGGAGCAGGATTTGTTCAATCTTTTGCAGATGAAATAACACAGGTGAGCTCTTTAAGCGACGCTTTAGGTGTAAACATTGAAACATTATCTGCATGGAGAACAGCAGCAGAAATGGCAGGTGTCGGAGCAGATGAAGTAGGAGAAATATTCGCAGACTTCAATGACTGGATGGTAGACGCTAAGTTTAATGAAGGCGGTGCAATGTATACTGACTTTATATCTAACGGTTTATTACCAGCAGTTACAGACGCAAACGGAGAGATGAAGAAAACAGAAGATTACATCTTAGAATTTGCAGACGCATTGCATAACATGGACCAAGCACAAGCAAGTGGTATCGCCCGTCAGATTGGTGTGTCAGATTTAAAGACCGCCACATGGTTACAACAAGGCGGGGACGCTATTCGCAGACAGTTGGAACTTGCAAAAGAGATTGGAACATTTACGGAAGAGGACGCGTTGGCGGCTAAAGAATATTCTATGTCTGTTACAGTACTAACGCATAGTATAAAAATGGGATTATTGCCTATTTTTAGGGCAATTGTTCCTATTCTAACAAATATAGCCAAAGGTTTTAGAGAAATGGTGAAGCAGGTTGAACCTTCTATTAGTTCTTTTGGTAAAACGTTAGGTGATGTATTTACACAAGCTTCTAGTATTGTTGGTAGTGCGTTTAAAATTTTAGCAGATAATATTATAGCTATAGCACCATTGCTCGCTGGTCTTGGGGTTATGAAGCTAGTAAGTGTGTTTAAAAATATGGCTGTAGCCATAAAAACAGTTTCAATAGCTGCTAAAGCTTTTATCTTTTCGCCTTGGGGTGCTGTTTTAACTGCACTTGTAGCAATTGGTTTTGCGGTGCAAGAATTTATAAAATGGCTTAATGGCGGAGATAGCGTATTATCTGGATTTTTTGAAAAGATTTTTGGCAGTACAGACAATGCAAAAGCGGCTTTAAATGATATTTACAATGGATTTATAAAAATTGTAAATAATTTTCAAGACGCTTTTTCTGAATTAATTCCACGTTTTGAGGAATTGGGACAAGCCGTAGTTAATTTGTTTACTGCTATAGCTGGAAGTGAAGGCTTCGCGTTATTCGTAGACGCATTAATAGCAGTTATAGGTTTTATTGTTAGTTCAATAACAACATTAATACAATTTTTAATGGATAATTCAGGTATTATTACAGATATAATCGGAACAGTAATAGACGTTATTATAAGTATTGTAGATGTGGTTACTTCTGTTGTAGAAGCAATAAATTCTGCAATAAATTCTTTAATAGAAATATTCTCTGCTATGGGAAATGTTATTGAACAGGTAGGAAATACAGTACAATCTATTTTCAATGCGCTTGCCATCGCATTTAATTCCTTTGTTGGTGCTGTTTCTTCTGGTGCTAGTACGATTATTAGCTGGATATCTGAAATATTAAACGGATTAGCCGAGCTTGCTTCTAACTCTTTATTAGGTAAAGTTATAGGCTCTATAGGTGGAGGAGTTTCTGCTTTATTTGCTGGCGGCGGTAGCGGAAACGTGGATAATAGTTCTACTGTGTATCATCAATATAATTATGGAAGTTCGGCTGATTATGCGGCGGCGGTATTTCCTCAAGATATAACTGCAGGAATAGGAGCATTTTAATGAGCATTATAATTCCTTCAAATTCTGATTATAGAAAAGCTCAGGATACAGGTTGGAGCTTTTCGGATGACGTATTACCTAATGCGTCTTTTTTTGATTTATCTATTAGTTGCGGTGGTTCTGTAGTATCTAGCCCAATAGAAAACGGGAGCTTTTTTAGTTATAACAAAACAAATGAGCCAATACAGATAAATGCTAATCTTAGCTTTAGTGGTACAAATACATTTCTACAATCTGTATTAGATAGATTATATAAATTAAAAAATTCTGTTACGACTTTTTCCATAAAAACGCCTATTTATGAATACCGTAACATGAATTTAGAAAGTTTTGATTATGCTTTACGCCGTGAAGATGGATTGGGCGTATTGTATATAAAAGCAAATTTTGTAGAAATCCGTGAAGTACAACTAACCTATACAGATACAGGAATATCGGCAGAACAAACAAAAGATATTTCGGCTAGTAGTGAGGTGCAAGGAGGATTAAAACAAACTAGCACTCCGACAACTCAACAGCAGGAAGCTGGGAACGTTAGCATGGGAATGATATCAGACCGCATAAATCAAGTTTTATCAGGTATTTTCTAGGTGGTGATTATATGCAAGTTATACCTTTAGATATAACACCTAACCAAAGTTTTAATATTATTTTAGGTGAATATAACTGCGTGCTACATCTTTATCAACGTGGGGATTATTTATATTTAGATTTAACGGCAGACAGTATTGCTATAAGGCAGGGTGCAATATGTCTTACGGATATAAATTTATTAAATTATGGTAACGTTAATTTTAACGGATATCTATTTTTTAGTGATTTACTAGGGGTGCATGGTATTCCAAATTATAAAGAATTAGGCACACGATATGTATTATTTTTTGCAACAGAAAGTGAAATGAATAATGTTTAGTATAAAAACTATACGAGTAACGGCTCAACTTCAAAAAGGTCAGTTTTCTGGGAGCGGAAACGTTGTAATTATAGAAAATGTTCCTATAACTGTAGATATTACAAAGCAAGGCGGCGAAGATAAAAACAAGGCTAGTATAGTAATAGATAATTTAAAATCGGATACCGTTAAGCAACTAACTGTATTAAATTTTAAGCGACTTGAAACTTATAACAACGTTGTACAAATAGAAGCAGGAAATAAAGGTACTGAGCTCACTACCGTTTTTAGCGGTGAAGTAACGAGTTCTATACCTGTTTTTAGTGATGATGGTACATTATCTTTAAAAATGGAGATTATGGCAGGTTATTACCCTTCTTTAATTCCTGCAAAACCTGTTAGCGTACAAGGAGCTACGACTATAGATAAATTAATGGCACAGTTCGCAAAAGAAGCTGGTTACGACTATGAAAATAAAAATATAACAGGTAGTGTTTCAAATTGTGTTTTTATCGGTAGTCCTATAGCTAAGGCGAGAACATTAGCAAGACAAACAGGTATAGATTTATTAATCGATAATAATAAATTCACAATACAATCATTCGACGCGCCTAAAGACGGGGAAATACCGTTAATTTCTGCAAACAATGGAATGATAGGATATCCGTCCTTTTCTTCTGATGGCATAGATGTTAAATGTGAATTTAATAATAACTTAAAAGTAGGAGGCTATTTTAAACTAGATACTATTTTACCTTTTGCTAGTGGAGAATGGCAGATAACTAAATTAACTCACAGGTTAGAAGCATATAAACCAGATAGCGGAACGTGGGAAACCACTGTAAGTGGGGTATTGCCGGGAAGTGATAATAATGCCAAATAATAAAAATGATACAGCTTTAAAAGGGAACAATGATATATATAGCAAGGCTAGTAATTTTAATAGCTTACAATTTTTAATAAATAATTTAAAAAAAGAAATAGCAACTGCACTTCCTGTAAAAGTTGTCGGAGTTCAAAAAGGCGAAGGGGTAGTTGGCTATGTTGATGTATTGCCGTTAGTTACTTTGGTTTCCGCTAATAATGAAGTCGTTGAACCTGTTAATTTATATCATCTTCCATATAGCCGTATACAAGGCGGTAAGGCGGCTTTGATTATTGACCCCGTAGAAGGGGATAAGGGGCTTGCTGTATTTGCTCAGAGTGATTGCAGTACAGTAACAGCGGAAACTACAGAACCGCAACAACCGGGAAGCAAAAGAACACACAGCCAATCAGACGGATTTTATATTGGTGGATTTTTAAATCAAGCTCCGACGTGTTTTTGGGAATTGAAACAAGATAACACAGCCGTATTACACGCTACAGGCGGGATACAGATAGATGGAAATATAAACGTTAATGGCTCTATAAAAACAACAGGGGACGTTGTAGCGGGAAGTATAAGCCTTCAAGGACACGTTCATAATGGTGTTGAAACAGGTGGAGGAACTACAGGAAAACCGCAATAAAGGGGTGATATTTTGGCTTTTACTTTAGCGTTAAATAACAAATGGGACATTTTCGTAAATGAAAACGGTGATATCGCAACACTAGATGATACTTATGCAATAGCACAAAATGCCGCTAATGCTGTGAGACTGTTTACAAATGACGCTTATTTTAACACTGACCGTGGCATACCGCACTATGATATAGAATTAGGCAATAAAGCTATCCCGAATAGAAGTACATTAACAAACAGAATAAGAAATGCCGTGCTTGATGTTGATGGTGTAGATGATGTTGAAGTAGTGCTGGAGTTCAATAATCTCACCCGTACATACGGCGGAATTATTTATATCACGACAGTCAATAGCACATCAATTCAAATAGAACTATAAAGGAGGTGTAATAATTGGCTGTAACTTTTAATCCAGATACAGGAATGGTAGCAGATAATGGGGAAACTGTGCGCTCTAATATTGCTACAGAATGGAAAAATGCGTTTAAAATAGATGAAAACACGCCAGAATTAAATACAGAGCCAGAAACACCGGCAGGGCAATTAATAGACGGTATTGCGGCTCTTGTTATTGCAAAAGATAATTCTATATTATTTTTAAGCAATATGTTCAATCCTGAAACAGCGGTAGGAGTATTTCAAGACGCATTAGGGAAAATCTATTTTTTAGATAGACATATTGCGCAATCTACAGTGGTTACATGTACATGCAAAGGATTGCAAGGCACACAAATTCCAGCCGGTTCAATAGTTCAAGATGTAAACGGAAATCAATTTGCTAGTAATACGGCGGCTGTTATAGGAGAAAGTGGAACTGTAGACGTAGATTTTTCTTGCGTTAATACTGGAGCGATAGAAGTAAATGCAAATACGGTTAATAAAATAGTTACTGTAATTCCGGGCTGGGATAGTGTTATAAATAATACTGCCGGAATAATCGGTAGAGATAGAGAAACACAGGCGGAATTTGAGCAACGCAGATATCAAAGTGTAGCTAAAAATTCGCATGGATTATCAGAAAGTGTAGGCGGTAGCGTTAGTAATTTAGATGGTGTTATTGCTTGCAGAATTGAACAAAATCGAACGGATGAAATAGTTTATATGTATGGTGTAGAAATACCTCCTCATTCTATTTATCTTTCTGTATACGGCGGTGAACAGCAAGAGATAGGATATACAATACATCAAAAACTTTCTGATGGTTGCGGAACGGCTGGAAATACGGAAGTTGAAATAATAGATAAATATGATGGCTCTTACCATACCTATTACTACACTGTACCGGTACAACAAAATGTATATCTTAAGATAACCGTTACACCGTTCACAGAATACGATACAGAAGCGGTGAAAAATGCAATAATAGAAAATTTTTATGGAGAATTACAGGATACAATACGCGTTAAAATGGGCGATACCCTATACTCTGCAAGGTTTTATCAACCTGCACTTAATGCAGGTTTAACTAATTTGCAAAAAATAGATATCGCCCTTAATAATCAAAATTATGATGAATATATAGACATTCCGCTTAATGTTATGCCGGTATTGTCTAAAGAAAATATTATTTTTTCAGAGGGGCAATTATAAATGGCAGATACAGATAATAAAAACAATATAGACAATCAAGAGTATATAATATCGCAATACAGTAACAGCCCGACTATAAAATCGATATTATATTATTTTTCCGAGGATATAGCTACAAATAAGGATATAGCGTCTTTTTTAAAAAATATAATGGATATCGATACAGCGAACGGGGTAGGGTTAGACGTATTAGGAAGAATTATTGGAATACCTAGGACAGCCCCGTTTTATGATGGTACGAGCGTTACATTGAATGATGATTATTATAGGGACTTATTAAAATTTAAAGCCCTAGCCAATATTTCAGACAGCACAATGGAAAATTTGTGTAAGGCTACTGTAGAACTCTATAAAAATAGATATCAGATGTTCGTGTTACAAAAACATAAAGAGGGAACATTATCCAACGGAGATAAATATAATAAAACGCCTATGCAGGTGCGTTTTGTATGGCGTGCGAACTCTATCACTAATGTTGATAGGGTTCTTTTTTATAATGGTATGCTTGCTCTTTTAGCGGCTGGCGTTGGTTGGGATGTTTTAGTAGTATCGGAAGACCCAATATTCGGATTTTGCGGCAGTGAATTAAATCCGTTTAATCAAGGCGTATTTGTAACATTAAGCGACCTTGATTATAGTAACATTCTTGGTTTTAGAGGTAGCCACCTTAATACATTTAAGAACGGTGTATTTAATTATTTAAAACAGTAAGGAGGACTTTTAATTATGGCAATAGTAAATCAACCTACCTCATTATCAAACGAATTAGCATGGAACGGTGATAAGAACCCAATTCCAGATACAAATGACGGCTCTAAGGGATTATTCAGCGTTGAATATGGATTCCCTTATGTAACACAGCAACCACTTGCTCAAGGTGGTATACCACCGCAGAGAAACGATTTTAACGGCGTTTTAAATTTATTAAGTAAATTTATTAGATACTTTCAAAATGGTGGTATATTCGCTTATAGCTCGGCTATGGATTATTCCGTTGGTATGTTGGTAAGAAATGGCGACAGATTATATGTATGTAAAGCTGAAAACGGTGCTAACACGCCCGCAGGCGTCCAAAATATTTCCAATTCCAATTACTGGAATGAAATTACATTAGAAGACACCTTGGGAGATACTTTAACCAACCAATTAAAAACTGTACTTGTTACCGAAGCAGAAGTAGCAAATAACACAACGGATTGGAATAGTTTAACAGAAAGCAGAACTTATAAAATATCCGGTGCAACATTTTCGGCAACATATCATCAACCGGTTGGCGCAAATGGAAACGGTGAACTTGTCGTTTTGAAAAACGGAACAGATACAATAGTACAAGTATATTATGCAAACAGTACACAGCCAGACCAAGCAGGAGCATATCACCGTATATATTTTGGCGGTGCATGGACTAATTGGATATATGATATAACCAATCAAGGCGGCACAATAAACGGAAATTTGAATGTAGATGGCAACCTAGGTGTTACTGGCAATTCTAATATAAATGGGAAGTTGACCGTGGATAGTATAGAGATATCTAACCAACTAACTATAGGCGGCGCACCACCATTGGGACAGGACGCTATAGATAAGTTGCAAGCACAGATTATCGCACCTAGCCAAACGTTATACGTTAGTAATAATGGTTCAGATGAAACAGGAGACGGAACAATAACAAAACCATACAAGACGATAGATTTTACCGCAACTAAAATTAACTATGATGTACCAACTGTAACAATAGTAATAGATAACGATTGCGAAAATCTTAATTATTCTATGCACCCAATAGATTTTCAGGGCAAACAAACGGAAAGTTTTAATATTACGATTACTGATTGGGAAAAAATATTACAAAGTGATGAATTTAAACCAAAACTAACCATAAATAAAGGTAAAGCATTTATAGCTTATCATGGAAGCATACAGCTTTTTGGTTGGGGAAATTTTATAGCTAGTAATATAGATACTGTTAGTATTAGCGGTATGAATATTTATATTGGAGACGATTATACAAAATATTATCCTATAGGATTTTTATTATATGCTAAAAATGTGTATATTCACAGCTGTATTATAAATGCTACAGATTATTCTTTACAAGTAAATAATAATTTAAACAATGTTCTTAAGGTAGATGATGTTAATTTAGATAATTATAGTGGATTATTATTTGGAGATTTATCACGAATTACAGCTTCTAGCGAAGAACCAGCAGTTGATTCACTGACAAATAGCATATTTTTAAATTCTATTCCAACTACTTTACAGGCAATAGTTTATGGGGGTACTACAATTCCTTCGATTGTATTAGATTATAGTTTAGGAGAAAGAGGAATTGACAACAAAGTTACTGTGTTATATAAAAACTGGAGCTAATCAGCAAAGGCAATCGGGAGCGGTAACTTAATCAAATCCTTGTGTGTAGATTGCCTTTGTTAGCTCCAATTTTTATAAATTACATGTATACCATCATCAATTCCTTGGTTACCGTTTTTTAGCATAGCAGACGGAATAGTAGTACCGTTAACAATAATAGAGTTATAAACATAAACAGATGTAGGAGATGTGTCCAATAAATTAATATCGTGAATGTTATTAATATTAGGTTCTTCAATATAATGTGGACTGTCATGTACAACAAAAAAACCAGTACAGCCTGTTAAGCTACCTTCATTAATTGTCAAGATATTATCTGTAATATTTCTAGAAAACATTAAAGCTAACTTTCCTAAATTAATATTACAGTTGTCATATTCTACTTTTTTAGCTTCTAATAGATATGAAGCATATTGTTCTCCTGTATATCCATCTTCTACAGAAATATTTAATCCTCTAAACAAGACACTAGCATATGCTCTTAACAATACTGTTCCCCATGCGTAAGACGTTACAAGTATTCCGCTTTGATTTACAGGTCCATATGAAATTTTTCCATATTTAATTATTAAGTTTACCCTGCTTTGATGTGCTGCGTCCCAATATTTAGGTACAAATGCTATTCGTTCTAAATTTGCTTTGATAGTGAACTCCATACCTGTAACAATATAATCCTTTGTTGTAGTGTTTTCTAAGACAAAGCTAACATTAGGTACAAAATCCTTAATGGCGTTATATGCTCTATTTATTGTTTTATAAGGATTATTAGCTGTTCCGTCTCCTGTTTCATCCGAACCGTTTGTACTATCGATATATAAATTTTGGCTAGGTGCAATAATCTGGTTTTGTAACTTATCTATAGCGTCCTGCCCCAACGGTGGCGCACCGCCTATAGTTAGTTGGTTAGATACCTCTATGCTATCGACCGTCAACTTCCCATTTATATCATTTTAGGAAATATCTCCATGAAGGGAGGTGATAAAAATGCGTAAGATATTAATAATTATGGCAGTCTGTATAGCCTGTATGTGTTCTATATGCTCAGCTAAATCGTTGCATAACCTGCAAGATGAAATACCGACAGACAAAGCCTTGCACTTTGCGGCAGGCTATATAATTTCCGACCAGCTTCAGCGTGCAGGTTGTTCTGCCTTTGAAGCTTTTTTAATTACATCCACTATAGCGTGGGGAAAAGAAAAATGGGTCGATGACAGTGTAGACAATAAGGACGCATATGCTACAATGGCGGGTAGTTTGTTTTATCAAATAAATTTTTAACGAGGTAATTTATGTATGAGCAAACCATAAATTTTATAAGTTCTCTCATTCCAACAAGACTTGAAACAATAGTGGGCGGAGGTGTTGCCTTTGTGGGTGTTTTAATGCAGCATTTATTCGGTGAATCCAGTGAAACTTTCGAAACGCTGTTAATTCTAATGGTGATAGATTATATAACCGGCATAAGTGCTGCATGCATTAATCCGAACATGAAGCTGGACAGTGGCAAATGCGGTACAGGCGCGCTGAAAAAAGTCGTTATCCTTTTACTAATATCGGCAACATACAGAATTGACCTTATAGGGCAGACAATGGCTAAAGACGTTGTTATGCTCTTTTTTATTGGGCGTGAAGGCTTGAGTATTCTCGAAAATGCCGCTAACTGCGGACTGCCGATACCGCAGAAATTAAAGGATGTGCTGGCACAGTTTACGGAGTTGAAAAAGAACCGTTAATCATATTGCAAAATAAGCCGTTTTTGTAACAGGGATTATCCTATCTTACAAAATATCGGCTTTTTGTAATACGGTTGTTTTTCGGCTGTTAATCGGTTGGTAAATTGGATGGTAAATTGGATGGTAAAACCTGTAAACCATTGCTATTACTGGTTTTTTATCAGTTGGTAATTGGAAGGCTTTCGGCTTTTTATCGGTATTTTGTCGGCTTTTTATCAGCTTTTTTATCGGCTGTTTTACAAAAAGAGAATTTCTAAATGCCTCGAAATCGAGGGGTTTAAACTGGTCGATTTCTACCAGTTTGCAAATAACAGGCAAATAAAAAAAGCCCTGTAAATCAAGGCTTTAAGGAAAATATTATAATATATCAAGATGTTTCGGTAAATAAATCGTGATATCAAGATACTGTTAAGATTTTAAATAGGAGTGATTTTCATGTTAAAAGTTTTCATTAATCCGGGGCATGATATGGATTTAGACCCTGGAACTTGTGCGAATGGTATTAGAGAAGTAGATATTGCTTTAGCTATTGGCAAAAAATTAAAAAAGACAATGGAAGTAATCGGTTACCCATGTCAACTATTGCAATCAGATAATTTAAACGGAGAAACAAAAGGTAAACCTAATGTCTGTGCTACTGCAAATAATAGTGGTGCAGATATTTTTGTATCTATTCATTGTAATAGTGCAGCTAATACTAGTGCAAAAGGAACAGAAACGCTTGTTTATAGTACGGGTGGTAAAGCGGAACTATTAGCTAAATGTATTCAAGCACAAATTGTTAATTCTCTTAATATGGTAGATAGAGGTATTAAAGTAAGACCAGATTTATGTGTATTAAGAGAAACAACTATGCCTGCGGTATTAGTAGAAGCAGCATTTATTTCAAATCAAGAAGATGCTTATAAACTTATGTATAGAATAGAAGAATTTGCCAATGCTATCGCTAGAGGTATAACTGACGCAGAAAAATTATTTTAAATTAGTACCAACAGAGGAATAAGCATGAACATATTAAAAGAATTTGCAAAAATTTTTATCAGGTCCAAACTTGAGGATGAAAAACGAAAGCTTAAGGACAAATTACAAAAACAAATAATTACAACTACTAGCACATCTGTAGTAGCTAGAAATGTGGCTTATCTTGGAATAGTAGATAAGCTAGATGGTAAAGGTATCGCAGAAGTAAATAAAATTATAGATAAAATCTAACAAAAGAATTATAATTAAATAACATTTTCTTTTATTGCTAAAAAAAAGCCCCTATTACTTAGAAAAAATCTAGGTAATAGGGGCTTTTTCTATTTGTGGCACATGTGCCATTCTGTGTGCCATTTTGTATTTTATGTAACTTTTTAAAAATTATTTTATTGTTTTAAAATGGTGTAAAACTAGGCAATAAGTACGTTTTTAAGCAATACAATCATTTACATTTTTCTAATGCTAAATCTATGGAATCCATGGCATGGCTGTCTTAAATATAGTGAAGGCTGTAAAAATTGTTATATGTATTATCTAGATAAGATAAGAGGTAATAGT